GGTCACGTGTACACCGCCGCGGAAGTCGCTGCGTCAAACGTTCACGTGCTCAACCCGATCACGAATCAGCCGTATGACTTGACTCCCGAGGACATCGATCCTCGTTCGGGTCGGCCCTACACCGTGATGGAGATCGATGCGTCCAAGCAGTTCAAGAACGTCAGGCCAGTTCCGGCACCGGATCAGGTCGCGAAGGTGGATCAGTACAACGTCCGCCCTGGCAGCCCTGGTAACCTGAACAGCCCTGGCAACCTGGGCAACATCCGCTCTGGTTCGATCATGACAGTGCAGGTGATCAAGATCCAGTAAAGTCATAACACAGTAAAGTGGTATGGGAAGGGCGCCATCAGTGGCGCCCTTCGTGTTTCTACTCCGGTTCGAATGACTGTATGATAGGTTGCCCACGCAGGTCCTCGCCGAAGAAATCGATCCGAGCCACGGAGCATGGCCAGTCTATCTTCACGAAGACACGACGGACAATCATCGGTCGCTCAAGTCCGTATAATACCGGTCCTGCAGACTCAAGCACGATCCGCCAGTCCTTCTTGGCGACCGGGACAACTTCGCGGCCACGCTGCTCGAACCCAAAGGCGAACGACCACTCGAATCCAGTTAGCGGTTCCCGACTGCCGTCAGCCATGTGCCATTCGGCTACGACCTGATCACCGCTGACAGAATAAACCAGGGCGTTCTGGTTAGAACTCTTCTCTACGCGGAACAGTTCTGCGGGACCAACGGTGAGAACGAGCGCGAGGAGCGTGGAGATCATACGACCTCGACCATCTCAGGCGGATTCCAGAAGCGACGCTTAATCCTGTCGAAAGAGAGCCACGCTTCCCAAAGGACGTCACCGCTCTGATGAGCAAAGAGCCTACATTTCATCAGGCCTGTGGTCGAGCCTGCGTTGGCGATCCAAAGATCGTTAGACCCTTCGACATGGAATTCGGCGGGAACATGGCGGTGACCATGGAGGACCAACCTACACTTGCCACGCAATCGAGCAAGAAGGTTCGCTCCAAGTCCTAGTTCATCAGCGCAAGGCAAACCTATGAGCGTTGCGATACGTTCTGGGATGTCTTCAACTGGGAGCGGAAGAACGTGATGATGGAGCATGACGACCTTGAGCGCGCCTGCGGGAGCCTGCCCGAGTGCGACCTCTACTTGGCGGACGTCTTCTCCAGAAATATGACCGTGACCGCTGATAAGCCTGTGATTGTGTGGAGCGGTCGAATCAAGTCGGACGATATGCATACCGGGACGGGAAACCATCTCGACGCGCTTCTCCATGATCGCTCCAGCGACATTATCACCGAGGTGGTCGTGGTTACCGGGGACGACAGTGAGCCGTCCCTGGAGGGGCTTGAAGATGTCAAGGAACTCCTCATACTCCGTAATACGGCCCCGGTGGGTTACATCTCCCGTGAGGAGCACGTCGTCAATACGAGCCTCAACGAGCTTGGCCACGATATGTTCAGCGGCTTCACTCGTCCGGCTGGTTCGACCGATGTGGAGGTCGGAGATATGGGCGAAGGTGCGGATGCTTTCCATGCCTACCAATATAGGTCAGCACGCATCCATGATGTGTATCAGCTGTGTATCAAATGGCGCCCGGGGGCGGACCGGGACCACGGTCCGTTAGGTCTTCTGCCATCGACGCCCCTGGACATACTGGTGGGCTAGCGTGGATTCGAACCACGGAAGCCAGAAAGTCAGGTTCCACCGCCGGCGGCTTTCCCTGCATACCCTGACCTTGCTGAACCGTCTTCAGCTTAGCCCATAACTGGTGAGCCCTGTGGGAATCGAACCCACGGCCTTCCGGGTCATTACTCCGGTTGCTCTGTCACTGAGCTAAGGGCCCAACTGCAAAGTCCTTTGTGTCCTTCCTCTTTCGAGCAGATGACCCAGTAGGGCAACGTGAAGCGCGGAGCCCTACCCTCGTCCCCAGGCCTCGCCGAGAACAAACCTCGCTGCTCTGATCTCTTTCCACAGTGCATAGTGCCCGCGGATGGGTTTGCCCCACCGTTCTCCCGTTAACATCACGGTTGCTTTCTCTAAGCTACGCAGGCGATACAGCTCCCGGATCAGGTTTTGCTCCTGACGTGCCAGCAGGTCATTACTCTGCCGGTGTGTCCTAGCACTCCGGGAATATAGGTGCTCCGGCTGAAAGCGGAGGGCTGAACACATCAGCCGGAGCTCTGTCGACTTATCCGTCCGAGCCTCCGCTGGGAACGGTACGACAGCAATGCATAAAGCCATATTACTTCAGAAGCGGACAGGAAGACAGGTGTTGCTTCAGTTTGTTTCTGGATGCGGGCGGGATGCCAAGCGCCATGAGCTGGCCCGTCCAGGGCGCGTCTGACTCGATGATGCGCTTGTGCTTGATGCCCGACAGGAACAGCCGGTGAGACAGCGCCTGGAGCTCCGCCTCATTCTTGCACGTGAGTGCGATGGCGTAGGTATGAGGAGGGAGTTCACCGGGAGATGACTCTCCGGCGGCGTGGATCAACTGGGCTGCTTGGAGGCCTGTCGGGATGTCCGCTCGGGTGATGCAGTAGTGAGCGATCACATCCTGCTTGGCAGGGATGCGGTGAGGAAGCGGTGCTGCAGGATTAGCCGCAATGGCAATGTGAGGAGTTCATGAGATTACCTAGTTTCATGCAGGCGAAATTGCCTACTAAAAGTATACCACTGAACCGATCGAGGGAAAACTGTTTGTTCATAAAACAAGACGGGCACCTCGGAAGGTGCCCGTCATGAAACATCTGATCGATACTGTTACGGCTGGGTGACTGTGCTCTTATCCAGTGTCACCGCTGACTGTGCGAGCAGCCTACCATTGGCCGAGGCACCTGTCTGCATCGTGATGGCCGTCTGGCTCAACAGGATACCTTCTGTGTGCGCCACCGTCCCGATCCCTACAGCTCCAGAGACCTGCCAGAAGATGTTCTTCGGTAGTGCGCCACCGGAAAGCTTGATCCTGACACCGTTGTTGACTGTCAGGTTACCAGCGATCTGGAAGACCCAAACGTCTGTAGCCGAGCCAGCCAGGATGATGTCTGAAGCGACGAGAACCCCCGTGCTCCATTTGTAAACACCAGCAGGCAGTGTCATACCACTGATGTTGCCAGCTCCCAGTTCAGTGACGTCGGGAGCGCAGGCAGCGGCGGCGGTGAACGCCGTCTCCATGTCACCCACAGCGGTCGTCATCTTTGAGGGAGTCGGAACGCCGTAGTCTGCTGCGTAGACCTTGCCAACAACCTGCGTGGATGTCGAGAAGGTGTTGCTGGAATCGATGATCAGCGAGAACCCTGTGATCGACGTAGCAGCGATTGGACTGACGCCGATGTCGCCCGTGATAGCGGACGCAGGGACTGTGGAGATTCCGCTCTTCGACAGGATGCCGAAATCACCAGCCGTTCCCAGGTTCACAGGACAGGCAACACCCAACGGGGGCGGAGGCGGAGGAGGCGGAGGCAGGACGGGAGTCGACCCGTTGCAAACGTACTCGACTGAGGTACCGACAGTGAGCTTGACGCCGCCGTCAGGACAGTTGGCGCCCGGAGGCTCGACTGAAACGACTACGGGCGTTCCGGGCTGACCCGGAGGACCGGGAGGTCCAGTAGGACCGATCGGACCGCCAGGACCGATGGGGCCCCTGTCGCCGTTGCACACTGGAAAAGAGAGCTGTCCCGAAGTGACGAAGATGCCGCCAGTCGGGCACTGCTCGGGAGTAGCTACGACCACACTGATGCCTTGTCCGTCCTTGCCGTCCGGGATGAACGCGCTGGTGCCGTCAGGACACGTCAGTTGGTTCCCGCCTGTGACCTTTGCGACGGTGCAGGTAGAGGGTTCAGGTCCCTGACAGCCGATCAGAGCGATCGATGACAGGAGCACTGCGAGTGAGACCGCCATCACAGCGGCGCCGATCCCAAAGATCGATCTTGAATTTTTTGTTGGCTTGAGAGGGTTTTCCATGTAATATCTAGGCGCGTTCATCCCCCAAGTGTCAATTACGACGTCGCGCGCTAGAGGACGGCTGTATTCGTTCACTTCTTCACGAATGTGGTGATGAGCCAGATGATAACGCCAGCAAAAACCGAGGTCATCACCGCTCCACCAAGAGCCCAGAGAGGCCCAGTGATTGAGGTCTTACCGTGGGTCTCTGAGGTCGTGTCCGCCTGATCCTTCTCGTGGCTTGAGAGCCGTTTCTCGATGGCCGAGAGGCGCTGGTCTACTTCGTGTCGAGTGATGAACGTGAGACTCTGATCCTTGAGCTGTGCCCGGAACTCGTTGACGCTGTCGAACCGTTTCTCGGTAGCAGCCTCAGCCTTGATGATGGCTTTCTCAGACGATGCCATCGCCGCCTGCAGAGCTCGCTCTTGAGAAGCGAACTTCTCTATCACGAACACCTTCAGCGTCTCAAGCGTCCAGTCGCCGGCCATTAGAACATCTTCCCCGGTTCTCTCTTGCTCGTGCCAGGAATCCTGATCGACGCGATGTGCTCTCCGTCGACAGGATCGATGTCGAACTGGAGATTCACGTCTGGGAGTCCTTCTTCTCCGCCCGGGATACTCACCAGGACGGTGTTGTCACGCGGGTAGGACAGCACGACCCCGTTCCAGTTCTTGAGTTGGTCAAGAAGCTTAGAGAAGTAAACTTCCTGCCGGCCTTCCTTGATGATGAACAGTTCGTTCAGTTTCATGACTCGTCCTCGTGCGCCTTGTGTGAACCGGAATCTTCCTCACTGGGATCGGGTTCGATCGCCTTCTCCGGCAGTTTCTTCTCATCAACTACGTACGCCCAGATCATCTCATCACCTTGGAGGATCGCCTTGCCATAGCGGTGATTGCCGTCCGCGATCCAGAGTTGGTTCTTCCGGTCCTTGACGACAAGAATCGGATACTCCATGTTCGTGCTTTCGCACCGTTCGACGAACTCCGGGCTCCACTTCTTCTCGTCAACGTTGGTGTTCTCGAAACCCTTCTTCAGCGCCGAAAGCGGGACTTCCTCGGGTTCTGCAACCGCCTTGGCGTAATCGTAGAGCATCCCAACGTTGTAGCGTTTCTTGTTGGAGGTCCAGTGTTGGTGGTAGACATCCTCCTTCACCAGGAACACTGACTTCAAACTCGGCATGCTCATGTCGCGATCCTCTTCAACGCTGACGCCAGTTCGGGCCGGCGAGCGAGCTCCTTGAGCCCGGGGTGCATGGGCTGCGGCCACTGCCCGTACTCGACCCACTTGAACCCCTGGGTCTCGTGATCCAGCCGCGGATCGAACTCGTTGTCTACTACCGCGAGAAAGTTGTGATACTGGAAACCTGAAGAGTGCTTAAATGTCCAGACCGGGACGAGTTCAAGGCGCCCATTCACGCCGGCTTCCTCGCTCGCTTCCCGCCGGACCGCGTCGGCAGGGTCTTCACCTTGGTCAATGGCTCCGCCCCAGGTTCCCCAGGTGCCGGGTTCTTGGACCGTCTGGCTGCGCTGAGCGACCAGAAGCCTTCCAGTATCTCGAGCGACAAAGAGCGCTCCGGCGGCTTCCTTGCCCCAGAAACCCGTTTTCTCGAGGGCTTTCGCATGCTGTGCTCTGTTCCCATCGCTCTCCTCACGGATGATGAACGCTTCTCTCAAGCCCATGTGATAGATAGCCCTCCTGTGACCTCTAGGCCCAAATCCATAGAACCCAGCCCTTTACATAAACGAAGGGCTCCGAGGTCACCCTGGAGCCCTTGAACTGCCTTACTTCTTGGCCGGCTCGGCCTTCACCGGACAGGCGACCTTCTTGCCGTCAGCCATGCACTCCTTGGCAGGAGCCTTGGCCTTCTTGGCCTTGGCGGGCTTCGCGGCCGGCTTGGCCGGAGCAGTGACAGCGGCAGGAGCCGGAGCGGCCTTGGGGGCCTCAACGGGTGTGACGGCGAGAGCCGTGGCGATCAGGATTGTGGTCAGCATTGTTTGTTCCTCCTATAGGGTTGATGCAGCTGAGGATAGCTAGTTGCCTCAAACCCCTGATTACTGTGTATTCTTGACCCAGAGTGGTGGGTACAGTGGGTCAAATATGGACAGTTGGGTCTCAGTAGCCGTCCTGAACCCGCTTCTTGACAACGTAGTTCTTCCGGCAGTACTCCTTGAAGAGTTCGTCGTGGTCGATCCCCGCGTAGACGCAGATCTCGATGAAGTAGGAGAAAGCATCCGCCAGTTCTTCCTTGAAGTGAGCGAAGTCGACGTCGGTGTGGTCGGTGAATCGGTGGCTGCGGTTCTTCAGGATGAAGGACGCCTCCGCCATCTCCTCGACCATCGCCCAGATGAGCTCCTTGATGAGCCGCTGCCCGTACTTGCTCGTCAGGTCGATGGGCCACTCGGGAAGCTTGTCTCCCGCCTTGAGCGCCTGCATCAGTTCGGTCTGGCGCCGGAACGCGTCCTTGAGAGTGTCCACCTCGCCCGGTTCCACTGGAACGAGCTCGGTTCCTGCTTCGATCATCTTGTCGATGCTCACTTGGCCTCCTTCGACTTCACGGTCACTACGTCGCCCACCTTCACCTTGCGAACGATGAGGTACTCGAAATCGCCTCCCGACATCGACCCCTCAGCGGCGCCTCTCGCAAGTTCAACGCTATCCAACGTCTTCTTCGTATGAACGAAGTCGGAACCGGCAGCTTGCTTGAACTCGACGATGTACTTAGCCATAGTGATGCCCCTTCTCGACGACAGCGACTCGCTCGAGCTTTCTTGTGTATGACTTCCGGTACCCCTGGAACTCGCCCTTCCAGTTGTGCTGCTCACGCATGAGCCGCAGAGTGGTGACGCTGACTGTCCTCCCTCCACTCGCCTGCACGCTCTCCTCGATCTCTGTGACGATGCCAGCGTTCATCCAGAGCGAAGAACCTCCACGACCCGGATAGACGATGAAATCACCAACCTCGATCTCGACCCCGCGGATGTCCTTAGGCATAGAACCTCCAGCTGGTGCCGAGAGGCTCGGCGATGAATGCTCGGCCGAACGTGGTGTCGATCTTCCAGGTGCGAGCTTCCGGATAGTAGAAGTTCATCCCTTCGTCCGCGTTCCATCCGTCGTCAGGCGGGAAAACCACGAAGAGTCCGCTCTCATTCTCGCCTCGCTTCAGGAGCGGGCCAGCGAAAGCAAAGAACTCGTGATTCATTGACGTCTCTCGGGCGACAACGATCTTGTCGAACTCCTCACCCTCGCGAACGAGCTGCTCGAGCTCACTGAGTTTCTTCACGGAGCTGATGTCGTGCGCAACCTGGAAGAGCCAGGGCATCCACGCCGGGTTCCCGATCACCAGCACCTCGTCATGGCTCTTGAGTCCGATGACTGTGGCAGGATCCCACTTACCGCTCTCGCTCTGCATCCCTCTTTCGTCGGTGTGCGTTGAGTTGGATCGCCATCCATCGAGTCCCGCCACTGAACTGAGCTTCGTCAAGCTGTGCCACCTTTCCAAGCCGCAGAGATTCCTCTTGTCCCGCCAGGAGAGCCAATCCCTCCAGGTCCAGGCGTTCCATCTTCTCCGCATGACGGAACTTTGTGCTACTCGCTTCTTCGCCGATCTCCTGCGCCATCTTGAAGTGAGGCTCGTAGAGATGCAGACTGCCAGCTGTATGTATGTACTCTCCAACGTCCAAACCCAGCCTGCCTTCGTGGTTGAGTTCCAGCATCATCATCTCCTGGAGCAGAGTGAAGCTGAACAGGTCGTATGTCAGCCCCCAGATGACGTCGTTGCTGCGCATGTGGCTGTGCAGGATGAGGCGGTTATTCCTGATGAAGAACTGGAAGCTCAGCGTGCAGGGCACATCCTTCGAACCCTTCGGGCCCGCTGCCACGAGTTGATCGCTGCCGTTGTTGATGATCAGCAACGCTCTGCGACTGTCGTTATCCGCGAGTAGCGTCTTCTTACACGCTTCCCACTGAGATGTTCCGTGAAACTTCCTAGCTTTCTGTCCGACACCGATTCTGAATCCGTACGCCGAGTTTACCGTCTTCCCGTCGTCCGAGAACTGCGCCGCCCGCTTGTTGTAGTAGAGGAGGCTCTCGAGGTCTTCCCGCCCGTTCCAGTACCAGAGGAACTCTCCGACTCCGAACCCGTAGTCAGCCTTACGCGCTTTGATATTGAGCAACCTTGCACGTGGGTTTCGAAGAACAAGTGTCGGGGCAAGGATTTCCTTGACTTTCTGGCCACGGGGCTCGCAGATGTACTGCGGGTTCTCGCTGATGGCATGGACGACTTTCTTGAAGAGGACATCGAAGTTATCAGCGTCGAACGTCTTCACCATGGACAAGGTCAGCCACCTTTCGGGTCAGGTCGTCAGGGAGCTGCTGGCCGCCAGCATTCTTGTGGCCACCTCCGCCCCAGGGTGCTACGAACTCAACAATATCTACCTTGTCATTGGACCGAAGGCTGACTTTGTTGAGGTCTGGATTCATCTGCACCGCGACATCCACATCCGGGTGGAGCGTCAGGTACTGGTTGAGCAGCTCGGAGCAGTTGATCTCACCCGAGATGACGTAGGCGAACTTCTTCTTGGCTCCCTTGACGTCTCGGTCAGTGACAACGAAACGCTTGAGCACACTGTGGAACCGTCGGGCCTGCTCCTTGCGGAGGATGGTCATCATGTCTGACTCGAACGAATTCCAGTAGTCATCCTTCTCGACAGCGAAGCGCTCAGGAACGTTCATGAACCGCGACGTGAACTCCTGCTGGCCGATGAATGAGAAGAACCGCGGAAGCTCCAGGCTGAACGGAATCTTCAACTGCCAGCGATCGTGGTCGTCGATGACGTGAGTGAATCGCTGCCAAGCGGCACTGTTGAACTCGATCATGCCGCCGCGAACCAACCACTGCCGGAAATTCTCGCAGCCGCAGGCCGCGTTCTTCACGTCGATGATGAACCCAGGCCGTCCGGCGAACTGCACCGCGGAGGCGTGGTGGTCGATGACGAAGGCGTTGCCTCGAGATTGGAGGAACATCGCTGTCTCATTTGACGAGGGAGCGATGTCCACGAACAGGAGTTGCTTGTTCGGGTCCTTGATGACAGCGCAGTCCACGAGGTACTCATCGACTCCGCCAGCGCGGACCCAATGGATGTTCTTGAAGTCACCTCCGGCGTGCTGGAACAGGATGGCTGACGCCGACCCGTCCATGCACCCGGCATGGGTGAAGAGATGAAAATTCCTGAGGTCTAGATGCATTATAGTTCACACACTCCGCTCTTGCAGTTGTCATTGCCTGCTGCGCCCGCTTCCGCGTTGTTCTTGTACGCGGCGATCGCTTCATCCAGGTCCATGGGCGTGAGGGGCTGGTCTTCACGGCTGCCTTCAGGGTATACTGTAATACCTTTCAGTTCGGGAAGGAACTCGAAGTACAACTCACTGAGCGCTTCGGCGCTGGTTCCTTGCGGGATGTTGATCGTCTTGGACACCGCATTGTCCACGTGCTTCTGGACAACCCGTTGCATCTCCAGATGGTCCTTCATCTTGAGGTCGTGAGCTCCCTGGAAGTGCTTGACGCCCTTCCCGTCATCCATGAACCGCTTGAACAACGGGTGGATGACCACTTCAGTCTTCAGGTCGTCGTTGTCGCGGTACTTGCGCTTGTAGGCGGCCGCGAACATCGGTTCGATTCCGGAAGACGTGTCGCAGACCATCGAGCCGGTCCCAACCGGAGGAACGGTGAGGAGCGCGCAGTTGCGGATGCCCTTCGACCGAATCAACTCGCGGAGGCTCGGCTTCAGGGTCTTGGCGAAGCCGCTCTTGAGGAACTGGTCAGGGTCGAACTTCGGGAAGGCGCCCTTCTCTTCGGCGATCTCCACGCTGGCCTCGTAGGCGGCGTGCTTGATCGTCTTCATCACCTTGTCGACCATCTCGAGTCCGGCGGCACTGTTGTACTTGAGTCCCAGTCTGAGCAGCATGTCATGGAGACCGGTCACTCCAAGACCGATACGCCGGATGTTCGTCGCCATGTCCTTGATCTCGGTCATGGGGTAGTTGTTGACGGTGAGCACATTGTCGAGGAACCGGACGCCGATCTTGGTCGTCTTCTCCAACGTCTCCCAGTCGATGTCCCGGGTCCCTTCATCAACGAACCGCGGGAGCACCAGCGAACCGAGGTCGCAGCAGTCGTACTCGACCAACCAGATCTCGCCGCAGGGGTTGGTGCAGATGAGGGGCCTGAAGTAGGCGATGTTGTTCATCCGGTTGGCCAGGTAACCGTTGAGGACACCGGGCTCACCACCCTCGAGTGCGTTCTTGATGATTTTGTCCCACATCTTCTTGGCGCCGAGCTTCTTGATGGGCTTGCCATTGTGGCGCAGCTCGTAATCGTGCTCCCTCTTCACCTGCTCGAAGAAATCCTCGGGGTCCTTCTGGAAGATGACCGATACGTTGGCGTTGTTGAGCTCCTTCTTGTCGAGCTTCGCGTCCAGGAACTCCTCGATATCACCGTGGTCGTGCTCCAGAGCGAGCATCAGCGCCACACGGCGGCCGCCGCCGGACTTAATGACCTCGCCAGCCGCGTTGAAAATCTTCATGAGTGACACGGAACCCGTCGCGGTGCCGCCAGCTCCGTTGATCTTGCTGCCACGAGGGCGGATCGGGCTCGCATTGAGCCCCACTCCGCCACCGGTCCCGGAGATAAC